GTGGCGATTCCGACAGATCAACATCAAACGCATTAACAGGAACACTTTCAATACCTGCTGGTGGGTTTGCGTGTGGCGTTTCAAGATTTGGTAATTCTCGCTCTGCTACTTGGTCTGAACCATTTACGGAACGACATGACGCAAGTCATACTGGAAGTTATTATGCTAGTATTGCTGATGCAACTGGATTGTTTGAATCAGCAACAGTGTCTGTAACTCCTTCTGGATCAGCTAATCCGTCATTCTTCTGTGCTGCCAGTTTTGCATTAGTATAGGAAAAAACATGATTTTTATTTACCCATTTATATTTTGGCGTTGGTGGAAATGATTAATGGTTATTGCAGAAATTTCACTTGCTATTGGCGCAGTTAAAGCTGTAGGTCAAGCTATTGATGGAGCAAAATCTATTGTAGAAATTGCTAATCAGCTGGATAAATGTTTCTCATTAGCAGATCAAGTTAAACATACCAAACCTAAAGGAAAAACTAGTGCTAGAATTGAACAAAAACTAAACAAATTTGATAATTCTACAGGAGAAAGCACTGAATTTTCAGATATTGTACAGGAAGTAACTGATGCTAAAGCGCTTCAGTTTGAAATGTTTAGGCTAAAAACTAAGCTGAATCTTAAATGGGGCCCAGATACATGGGACACTATAATCAACACCAGAAATGAAAGATTAAGAAAAGCAAAAGAGATTAGAGAAGAACATATAGAAGAAATGCGAGAGATTAAAAAAAGACACAAACAATTATTTTTTGAAGCACTTAAAGCAATAGGATTAATTTTTATTATTACAGGTTTTGGTTGGTGGTTAATGCAAAACTACTAAATTTTGTCAGTATATATAATATTAGGAGGATATAATTTGAAATGGCAAATGCTGAAGAATGGATGAAACTACAAGTAGAAGAAAGAGTACAAAAAGAATATTTAAAAATAAAAGAACTTATGGATAATTATGAAATACAACTCAAAAAAGAAATGCAATTACGTTTGGAAACTATTAATTATCATACCCTAGATCACGAAAGACGTATTAGCACCTTGGAGGGAAAATCAAGGTAATTAGTATTATAAATATGTAGAGAGGAAATAACAAAATGGCCGTACCTTCTACTAAAGAAACCCTAAAAAATTACTGCTTGAGAGCTCTTGGACAGGGTGTTATTGATATTAATGTGTCTGATGATCAAGTAGATGATCGTTTGGACGAATCTCTACAATATTTTGCACAATACCATTATGATGGTATTGAAAAGATGTATCTCAAACATCTAGTAACAGAAGCTGACATAACACGAGCAAGGTCAGATAGTTCAACTACGGCAACAGATGTAGTAGATTCTTCTGTATCTTCAACATGGAAAGAAGGTAACAACTGGATACCTGTTCCAGAAGCTGTTGTTTCTATTTTAAGAGTACTTCCCCTAACTGATACTGGTGGTGGTGGAAGTTTATTTGATGTTCGTTATCAACTAAGATTAAATGACCTTTATGATTTTTCATCTACATCTGTTATGAACTATCAGATGCATATGCAAAATTTAGATTTTCTTGAGCATATACTTGTTGGTGAAACACCTATACGTTTTAATCAACACCAAAATCGTCTTTATATTGATATGGATTGGGAAAATAAAATTGTAGCTGATAGTGAGTTTATAATCATAGAGTGTTATCGTAAGGTTGATCCAACATCTTACACTGATATCTTTGATGACATATATCTCAAAAGATATGCAACTTCTCTTATCAAAAAACAATGGGGTGCAAACTTATCTAAGTTTAGTGGTGTTGCAATGTTGGGTGGTGTTACCATGAACGGTGAACAAATTTACTCACAAGCAATAGAGGAGCAACAAAAACTAGAGGATCAAATTCAACTAGCATTTGAATTACCAGTTAGTTATATGGTAGGATAATAGAATGGCTGTAAATTCATTCTTTCATACTAGTAATGTTGCCGCAATATCAACAGAACAAAATTTATATTCAGATTTGGTTGCTGAAGCAATTCAGATACACGGTCATGATGTTTTTTATATGGATCGTACTATTGTTGCAGAAGACACTATTTTTGGTGAAGATACCCTCTCTGTTTTTAGAGATGCTGCAAAAATAGAAATGTATATGGAAAATGCAGATGGTGGTTTTGCTGGTGAAAAAGAATTGATGAACCAGTTTGGTCTACAAAATTTAAGTGAAGCAACATTCGTTGTAAACAAGACTAGATTTCAAGAATTAACAAAACAGATTACTATAGAGTCTGGAACTTCTGCTGATGCCGATAGTACAGGTGATGTAGAGGAAGGTGGTTCTATTCTTTTAGAAGCAGGAACACTTGCATTAACAACCACAGATTTAGAGGGAAGTGATTTTTACATTATATCAGAGACAGATGCAACAGATTCGGATCGTCCTTATGAGGGTGATGCAATTTATCATCCAATACTTAAAAAGATGTTTCAAGTTAATTTTGTAGATCATGATGAGCCATTCTTTCAACTGGACAATAATCCTGTATACAAATTAAGATGCCGTCTATTTGATTATGCTTCTGAGGAACTTGCAACTGGTATAGATACTATAGATGCAATTGAAGAAGCATTAACCACATCAACTTCTGAATTTCAGTTTACTATGGAAGCCGAAACTGCTACAATTGATGCAATGTTATTGGAAGATAACAGTGGAGGCCGTATTGCTCACGAAACTGATTCAGATGAACTTGTAGCGTTTGAGAGCAGTGATATGACAACATCTGCTGGTGTTATTCTTACAGAGAATTCAGCTGATACTGGTAATAAAGAATACCTAATACAAGAAACCTATATATTAGGAGATGGTTCAGAGTCAGGTGATCAGGGAGCTCAAAATGAGATATTTGATTCTCTTGACGATACAGTGTTAGATTTTACTGAATCAAATCCATTTGGGGATGTAGGGAGTAGTTCGTAATGTTAGGTCAACAATTCTATCACGAATCCATAAGAAAAGTTATTATTGCTTTTGGTACAACATTTAATAATATACAATTGGTTCGTAAGGACAATAATGGTAATATAAAACAATCAATGAAAGTTCCTCTTGCGTATGGGCCAAGACAAAAGTGGCTTGTTCGTTTAGATGAAAATGCTGATTTATCAAAAGCAGTTGCTGTTACTCTTCCACGTATTGGTTTTGAAATACAAAATCTATCTTATGATCCTAATAGAAAACTTAATAGAGTACAGAAATTTAAAAAGGTTAAAGGTACAAATGATGATCGTCTTGATTCTCAGTATATGCCAGTACCCTATAATTTAAATATACAATTGTATGTGATGGCTAAAGAATCTGATGACTCCTTACAGATCATCGAACAAATTCTTCCATACTTTCAACCAGACTATACTCTTACAATTAATGATATGGCAGACATGGGAATTAAAAGAGATGTTCCTATCATATTAAATAGTGTTTCGTATGAAGATAATTATCAAGGAGATTTTGAAACCAGAAGAGCTTTAATTTATACATTAGATTTTACTGCTAAGTTTTATCTTTATGGCCCTGTTACATCTAGTAGTGTTATTAAAACAGTACAGGTTGACCAATACACAGATCTCAAAGATAATTCTCCTAAACGTGAACAAAGATATACTGTTACACCATCTCCAGCATCAGCTGATGGTGATGATGATTTTGGCTTCAATGAAACTACTTCATTCTTTGAAGATGCAAAAAATTATGATCCAGTGTCAGGGACAGATAAAACAGAATAATGGTAGAGTCTCATACAGAATTGAATAAAACTTTTGGAATTGTTGATGATAATGTTGAGATACTAGAAAAAGATACCTCTAAAGAACAAACCATAACAACAATTGAAAAGCTTCCTATAGTATCAACAGAAGATATTGAAGATGTTGAAAAAGATTATCTATATCAACGAGATACTTTTTATGCTCTTGTAGAGAAAGGAAGTGTTGCTATTGATGGAATACTAGAGATTGCTAAAGAAGGAGAGCATCCTAGAGGATACGAAGTAGCTGGAAACCTTATTAAACAAGTTGCAGAAGTAACTGAAAAATTAGGTGAACTTCAAGAAAAAATGAAACGGCTTAAAGAGGTTCCAAATAACGCACCTAAAAATGTTACTAACGCATTGTTTGTGGGTTCCACTTCTGAATTACAAAAACTTATTAAAAATAAATAGGAGTAAGTAATGCACGAATATCGATGTAAAATTATCAGGGTAATAGATGGAGATACTGCTGATGTGGATATTGATTTAGGATTCGGTGTTTGGATGAAGAAACAACGAATTCGTTTTTATGGCGTGGACACACCAGAGTCAAGAACAAGTGATAAAGAAGAAAAGGTCTATGGACTAGCAGCAAAGCGTTTTGTTGAAAGTTATCTACCAAAGGAATCGGCACAGACTTTACGAACACATAAAGATAGTGTAGGTAAGTATGGTCGTATTCTTGGTCAGTTTGTAGTGTTTGATGGTAGTAAAGATAGACAAACAACATTAAATCAGTTACTTATTGATACTCACAATGCGGTAGAATATTTTGGTCAGTCCAAAGATGAAATTGAAGAAGAACATATTAAAAATAGATCGTTGGTAAAATTAGATGGCTGAATCAGTATATTTGGGGAATCCTAATCTCAAAAGAGCTAATGTCCAACAAGAATGGACAAAGGAACAGGTTGAGGAATTTTCCAGATGTATGAAAGACCCTATTTATTTTATTAAAAAATATATAAAAATTGTTTCTCTTGATGAAGGGTTAATTCCTTTTGATCTATATAATTTTCAAAAGGAAATGATAGACACCTTTCATAATAATCGTTTTACTATATGTAAACTTCCAAGACAATCTGGAAAATCGACTACTATCATTTCTTACTTACTTCACTATATCAT